GGTTATGTATATTCTATTAAAGATGATTCAGGTCTTACAATAAAAGGTCAAACTTTTTTTGAGGGAGAAGAGTTAACAGACATTATAGAATCTAACGGAATAATTTTTGTAGGTGCTAAACAAAAAAATCAACAAACAAATGGTTTTATAGGTAGATTATATATGGCCGAACTAGCAGTATCAGACAATCTTTACGTTATTACTGGTAAACAAGTTATGAAAGAATGGGGTGATGAGGATACAACTGTCGACAGAGGACCTATGAAATTTATGAAAACAAGAGAACAAATATTTATGGGTGTTATTGAAGATGCTAATGAAACACATTTATGGTCTGTATATTTACCAACACTAGGCATGGCAAGAGATTTATATTACTCTTCTGCTAGTAAAGAAGTACAAGGATTGTGTGTTGCAAATGATATTATATTTTTTAGTTTAAAAGATATTGGAGTAGTAAAAGAAGATGTTGGTAATTATGTTACAGAGGGATATATTATATTACCTGCTGCAGACTTTTATACTGCATCTGCAAAACAATGGATAGGTGCAAGAGTTTACACAAATCAAATGAGTGGTGGTTCAGAGGTACAAACATTTTTTTCCAAAGAACTAGAAGATTTGACTAATCCATCCAGTTCTAATTTTACTACTATAGAGAATGTGCAGATAGATGGTACCGGTGAAGAAGTACCATTAGTTAATGTAATATCTAGATGGCTTGTTCCTAAAATAGTTATAAGATCTGGTGCATCACAAAGTTTTTCACCTTATGTTTATTCATACTCACTTCGTGCTTTCCCAGAACCAGAAGATGTTATTGTGAAGATACCTGTAAATGTATCAGACAGAATAGAAAGACCTGGTAAAGCACCTAAAAATATTCCTGGTATTGGTAAAAAAATATTTGATCAAATACAAAGATTAGAGGGTAAATCAGTAACTTTAGATGTATTTAAACCAGAAGAAACAATCAGAGGTATTGTAGAAAATGTTACTTTACCTGTATCAGAAATATCAAAACAAGGATCGACAATGATTTTTTGTTTTTTAACTATACGAGGGCAAATAGAAGTTGCAGATACTTCACAAGTAACTTCATTAGGCGCACTCGGAGTCGGTACTTTAGGAGTGTACCAATTTGGAACCTGATATAATTATAAAAAAAGGAGATAGATATAAGTAGAGGTGGTGCTATGGATAGGATATTATGGCAGACACAAGAAAAGCAGCAGAGGTTAATTTACGTAATGCTTTTGAAACTACATTGTCAGGTGCTTTAGGTGCTACTGACACAACATTAAACCTTACATCAACAACTGGTTTAACATCACCAACTTATTTAGTTATTGATCCAGACAGTTCATCTTCTAGAGAATATGTTTTTATAGACGGAACAATTAATTCGACATCAGCAGCAACATCTACTGTTGATAACAGATATTTGACAGGTTCTGCAGCAGGTTCAGGTTTATCACATGCATCAGGTACTAAAGTACGTGTATCACCAATGGCACAAATGTTTGAAGATATTTGGGATGCTGTTGGTAAAGTTGTAGATTCTGTATATGCTAACTCAACAGCAGGTGAAGTTGTATTTAATGTTGCAGCAGCAGCAGTTGATCAAACAGCAGACGAAATTTTTATCAGAGATGCAAACGACAGTAACAAAGTAAAAAGAGAATCTATAAGTGATTTCTTATCTGCAATAGATGGTGCAGGTTTAACTGTTGCATCATCACAATTAAAAGTTGATATAAACGGTACATCATCAGGCACTGTTGCCGGTGGTGATGAAATATTGTTTGGTGATATTAACGATAGTAATAATTTAAAGAAAACAACAGCACAAGATATTGCTAATTTAGCAGGTGGAGTTACATTAGGTCTTGTTTTGGCACTTAGTTAGGAAAGGAGATAGGTTATGGCGGACGTTCTGGAAGGTGTAGTAGGGACTCTTACCACATCTAACGCCGATTTACTTGACGCAGTAGCAGCGAGTACAACTGAAACAGTCATTGGAATGAGTTTTTCTAATGTTAATTCAAGTGGTCAAGATGTAACTATTGATATTGAAATTGTCAAATCTGGTGGATCAACTACACCACATTTGTTAAATGACGTTACTGTTCCTGCAGGTACAACACTTGTTTGGGAAACTAAAATAGTTTTAACAACTGGTGATAAAATACAAGGATTGTGTTCAGCAGCATCAAGTATAGATTTTACAATTAACTATTTGAAACAAACCTAGGTGGTCTATGTCATTTGGTTATATTGGCGACACATCTACAAGTGTCAATCAAAAGGTTAAGAATAAAGGCATACTATCTATACAAGAAAATTTTGATCTTGAAAGACAAGGATTCTTAGGTGGTAAGTTAGAATTGATTGCTAGTGATACAGTTAGCAGTGCAAAAGCAGTTGAGTTTACTTCTATAAAAGAAACAGACTATGATGTCCATTATGTAACTTATCAAGGTATGAGTATGGCAACAGTAGCAGGTTTGCAAATACCTTTTTACAGAGTATCTAATGATGGTGGTTCTACATTTGAAAGTAGTAATTATGCAAGTACAGGGCAATTTAATACAGCAGCCGGAACAACAGTAAAATTAACAAATCAATCAACTTATGGTCATTTATGTGGAAACCAACAGGGTAGTTATAAATGGAATGGACACGCTTACTTTTATAATTTAGGTAATAGTAGTAAATACAGTTTTGTTACATATCAAGCAGTTGGGCGTTATTCAGCAGATAGTCAACCATCTTCAACTTTTGGTAATAGTGCATATTTAGTTGCAGAAACAATAAATGCTTTACAATTTATGGTTGAAAGTGGTGTAAATATAGATGAGGGTGAGATCAAAATTTTTGGAATTAAACAATGAGTAATCTTAGATTTTTAAATGAAACAACTGTTGGTAGTTCTGTATCTACTGTTGATGTAACAGATGTTTTTACAAGTGATGTTGATGTGTATAAAATTGTAGTTCCTCAAATGGTTACAAATGGTACTGCCTCTACTGATGTTGCTATTAGATTTATTAATTCAAGTGGTAGTGTTGTAACAAATATTGAATATGATTATGCTAATTTAGCAGTTAGACATTACACTACTTTTGGAGAAGAAAAAGGTACGGGTGATACATATATACAAAAATTAGGACAAGCGGACCAAGAACCAGAGGGAACAAGTTTTGTATGCTATGTATTTTATCCAACTGATAGTACAAGTTATACTTTTGTTGCTTGGGAAGATAGTTATTCTTTTGGAAGTGGTGCAGGTGGAGGAGCAGGTATTGGAGTTTATACTCAAAAAGATAAAATTACAGGGTTTCAATTATACGCAATTTCACAAACTAGACCTTTTGATAATTCTAAAATAAGAACTTATGGAATAAGGACAGACTAATGGGATTAGAACAAGTAAACAAAGCTGTTTTATCTAGTGCTGCAAGTGCTATTGAAGTAACAGGTATAAATAGTGATGATCCTTATGTACTTATTTTAAAAAATATACAACCTGAAGATAATACTGTTTATCCAACTTTAAAATTTACAGAAAGTGGTACCGCAAATTCAACAACAAATTATGATATGCAATATTATGTTTTAAAAGCAGCAGTTAGTTTTGCAAATTATCAAAATACAAATCAAAGTCAATTTTTAATACAATCAGAACAATTAGGAAATGTAACACAAGAAAAGTTAAGTGGTATATTTTATATCCACATGGCAAATAGTAGTTCAGACAACACTCATATTACTTTTAAAACTACTGCCTTAGATAGTAATTCAAATCATCTTGGGATAAGAGGCTCTGGAATTTTTAAAGTCAATAGTGCAGTCGATGGTGTTTCAGTAGGTATGTCTAGTGGCAATGTTGATGCAGGTGCAGAATTAGTTTTATATAAGGTAGTATAGATGAGTAAAGAATACGGTTACATAGGAAAAGAAGTTACACAGGCTTTTAGAGATAATAAAGGTATTTTTACACCACAAGATATTATTGAATTAGATCAAGAAAACAAATGGACTAATTTCGGACAGTTAGAACTTTTACTTACAAATGCTAGTATAAGTGGTTCATCAACAGTAGATTTTACAGGCCTTGATACTTATGGAGATTTTAATGTTTTCTTTTTAACCTTTACTGATTTAACTATTGCAAATGACAACAAGAGAATAGGTTTAGAGTTGTTAAGTAATGGTGTTGCAAGTGGTACTGCCTATCAAGCAGCAGCATCAGTTGGCGAGGCCGATGGAACTCATACACCAGTAGCAAGTACATCTTTACCAGGATTAAGAATAACTGACAACATAGGAAGTGGTACAAATGAAAATGCAAATGGATATATATATATTTATAATAGTTTAAATTCAAACAAATATACATTTATTACTTATCAATCTACATTTGTAAATTCATCAGGAGTTCCAGGTTATGAATTCGGAAGTGGAACACATCCATTAGTAAGATTTGATAATGGACTACGATTTCATCCTGATATAAATGGTAGTTCTACTTTTACAGGTGGCTCTTTTAGTTTGTACGGAATCAGGTTTTCATAATGGCTGATTTACAATTTATAAAAGAATATGAGGTAACATCAACAGTTTCAGAGATACTTTGTACTGATGCTTTTATTTTTGGATATGATGTCTATGCAGTTTTAATAACCAAAGCTGATTATACTGTTCAAACATATTCATATTTAAGGTTGTTAGATAGCTCAAACAATTCAATAGGCGATACAGAATATGCTTTTGCACAGATGGATTTGTCAGCTAGTTCAAGTAGTTTTAGTAATTCAAAAAGTGATTCTGCAACTGGTTGGGGAAATATTGATATTGCAGGTACTGATGATGATATGGCACTAGGTCATATATTTTATATTATTGGTGCAGAAGATAGTACAAGTTACACATTTGGACAAGGTCAAAGTGCAGCTTATACCTCTGTTGGTTATGGTACTAAATGGATTGGTGTTCATAGAAATGCTGAACAGATAAAAGGTTTTAGATATTATAGAGGTAGTGGAGATATTAATAGTGCAAAAATACAAGTTTATGGAGTTAAATAATGGCAGGTAGTTTAATTTTAATACAAGAAACAACATTAAGTTCTCCACAGGCAACAGTGTCTTTAACAGGAATTGACACTACCTATGACGTATATAAAGTTGTTGTGTCAGGTATTCAACCAGTTACAGATAATAAGAATTTGTTATTAAAAGTAACAAAAGGTGGTACTAAACAAGATGACAGTGAATATGATAGTTCAGGAAAACTTTTAAAATCTAGTGCAAGTTTTAGTAATACTCAAGGAGTAGATGGAACTTCTTTTACATTTGCATTCTCACTAAGTAATGCAACAAATGAAACAGCAAATGCAATTTTATATTTATTTAATTTTGCAAATTCAAGTGAGTTTAGTTTTATTACTGCTGAAAGTTCTTTTCTTCAAACAGATTCTTCCTTAACTGGTTTTCAAGGTGGTTTTGCACACACTGTCGCAAGTGCAAGTGATGGAGTTCATTTTAGTATGGAAAGTTCTGTAAATATAAATACAGGTGCAACTTTCAAACTTTATGGACTTGCTAAATAAATTTTTAAGATATAACTACGTTTAAATCTAAGGTCCGTATATTACAAAAGTTATAATTACACCATGGCAACAAAAGAAGAACTACAAACACAAGCAGATGCGGAGATAGAGGCAGCTAAGCCTTTATACAAGCAAGTTAATAATGAGAGAATGGAGTTCTCTGATGCAGATTACGACCAAGCTAAAATTGATTTAGGTAATTCTAAATGGAATGAACAACAATATGGTTATATTTCTGCAAGACAAGCTGCTTACGGATCGCTCGCAGATCAAATGGATATGCAGTATTGGGACGCAGTAAATAGCACTACAACCTGGCAAGATCACGTAGCTAAAGTTAAATCAGATAATCCAAAACCTGCATAAATCACTTATGATATAATCCATAAATGGATTACATTATTGGGTTTTTATTAGGTTATTTTATAAGAACATTTATAAATTATTTAAATAGTTTAGTTGATATAAAAATACCAGATAATTATAAAGAAGAAGATTGGGATTGGATCGCATGAATAATTTACCTGTGTCAAATGGATTTACACAAAAAGAAATGTTATTCATGATTATTGAGGGCCAAAAAGAAATAAACGAAAGAATAGATTTATTACACGAAAAAGTAAATAGTAAAATTTCCAGGCAAGAATTGTTTGGATGGATTGTTGCGGTCGGTGCGTTATCAGCACTTGTTGGCAACTTAATGTAAAGGAGAATATATGGATTGTTGTGGACAAGGGTGCTGTTCAGGAGGATAAGCAATTACTTTAGAATACTATTAGTTACTGTACTACTCGTACCTATACCTGTATTTGCTAACGAAGAACAAACTACTACAACTACAACTACTACAACTACTACTACTACCATTCCTGGTGAAGTAGAAGAAATAGAAACATTTGATGGACCAGAAGAAACTACTACGACTACAACTGTTCCAGAAGATAACACTACTACAACTACGACCACTACAACTACTACGACAATACCTGAATGGGAACAATCAACAGATATAGAATTACCTGAAGATGAATTAGATAGTCAAGGTAATGAGGTTGAAAACAATATACAGATAGACAGTAATCATAGTAACGGTAATTGGTCTTGTTGTGGTATGACAGACTTTCACATGAATTTACATTACTATCAACATGGCAACGATAGTAATGATTACACATTTACACTACCTGAAACCACGACAGTAGAAGAAGAAGAGTTAGATATAGATATATATGAAGTTGGTTTTAGAATCGGTGCATTAAATAATGATGGCACAGTAACATATACACACACTGATGAAACAACACAAGTAAATGTGATTGAGGGCCAAGATAATACAGATATAGAAAACATGTTTGAAGATGTTGTTTACAATATATACGACACATTAGAAACATTTATAGAAAGTTTTACAATAACAATTAATGATTGGTCTTTGCTTGATGACATATCATTTAAATACATACAACCAACAACTACAACTACAACTACAACATTACCTCCACCTCCAGAACCTGAACCTTTACCAGAACCTGAACCTTATATACCTCCTCCACCACCTGAACCAGAAACAATTGTTGTCATACTTGATAATGGTGAAGAGGCAGAGTATGAACAACATGAGATTGATGACGGAACAGTAGAACGAGACAATGAAAGAAAAAAGAATTTTGAGATATATGGTGTAGAATTAACTGACGAACAAATAGAACGAGGAGATTTAGAAAATTATGACATCGAGATCATTGAGGAACAAGACATGGGAGAAGTCGGAGAAGAGTTTTACAATGATGTTGATGTACCTGACATTATGGAGATTGAACTTACTGAAGAAGAACTTGAAAGAGAAACTAAGATTCTTGAAATTAAAGAGACAGTTGAAATATTTACGTTTGAAGATGAAGAGGAGTTGGAGAATTTTGTTGAGACGATTATTGAAGTCGAAGAATTTTTACAAGACTTTGAAGAAGTAGAAATTGTAATTATAGAGGACATAGAAGAAATAGAAATAGATATAGATGATTGGGACACAGAGTTTGAAGAGATAGAAGAAGATGAGTTGGACGAAAATATACCAGGAGATGACACCGAAACAACGGAAGAGATTCAAGAAGAAGATGTCAAAGAGACTGAAGAGTTAGAAGAAGTTATAGAGATAGATATAGAAGATGATTTATCTGATGAAGAAATAGAAGAAGTCATAGATCAGTATGTGGAAGAATTAGATACAGAAGAAGTAGTCGAAGTCTTAGAAGAAGTTAATGATATAGGTGTGCAAAATCTAGAACAAGCTACAGAGGAAGTACAAGAGATAGTACAAGCAGTTGTAGAAGAGGCCATAGAAGAGATAGATAATTTGACAGAAGAACAAGTTGAAGTAGTAGCAGAAGTATTACAGGTACAAACAGAAGATGTAGAAATTATTGCAGAGGCTATAAAAGAAGATGAAGTTATTGCAGATGCGGTTGAAGTTTATGTAGAACGTGCAGTAGAAAATGCAGACGTAGAGGATTATACACTTGCTGATGTTGTTGTTGAGGTCCAGATAGAAGAATTTATATCTAATCCAATAGGTACTTTAGTAGATGTCGATTTGTCTGATGTGGTAATATCAGATATAGGACAAGATATGACACAAGATCAACGTGAAAAAGCACAAGAAGTTGTTATACCAGTGATCATTACAAGGATTGCTAGCTTGGCATCTATGCTGTTGACAAGGAGAGTATGATAAAAAAGATAATTGATTATATTGTTGAGGCAATAAAAGAAACATTAAATTTGTCATGGACACTTGTCGGTTTAATTATTGCAACGCTTACATTAACGGGAAGTGCGCAACAAGTTACAGGATTAGCTACAGTAATTACATTAGTTGTGTGGCTATTGACTATAAGGTTTAGGAAATAGTATGTGGTTTGACGATGTTTTAATAGATGATATTGATGACGAATTAGATAGAGCTAATTTAGAATTAGATAGAATGAGAGAAGAATCTGAATGCACTACATTCAAAAGAAATGGTACTTATGTAACTATATGTAACTGTAAGTACGGAGTACATTCACATCGAGGAGTATAAATGAAACTGACAGTAGTAAGAACACAATTTGGAACTGATGCAACTAACGGTATCTTATTAATTGATGGTGTATTTGAATGTTATACACTGGAAGATCAATACCAAGCAGTAAAAGTTATGCATGAAACTTGTATACCAGAGGGTACATACGATTTAGAATTTAGAAAGACAGGTGGCTTTCATGCAAAGTATTCAGAAAGATATAAGAATGCACACTATGGTATGTTGCACGTACAAGATGTACCAAACTTTACCTACATATTAATACACACCGGAAACACCGATGAGCATACCTCTGGTTGTCTTATTGTTGGAGAAACTCAACAAGATTTAGAAATATCAAAAGATGGATTTATTGGATCTAGCACAGTAGCTTACAAAAAAATGTATGCAAAGGTAGCTAACCAATTATTACAAGGCAAGAAAGTAACAATAGAATACACAACTATAAATAAAATACTTGATAAACCTGCAGAGCAATCAGATACATACGAAAAATTACAAGAGATAAGTGGTGAGTTAAAAATTTTAAACGCAAAACTGGATGGAAAGGACATTGTATAATGGCATACGGTTACGGTAAAAAGAAAAAGAAAAAAACCAAGCGTAAAAAGAAAATGAAATACTAAGGATATATACGAAAGTAGATTGTCCTAAATGTAAATTACCTCTTTATAAAAAAGAGATCGGATTTGTGTGCATAAATAAACAATGCAAACATTATAATAAAAAACAATTTTAATGTCATATTTATGTACTATACTAGGGTTATGAATATCTTTAGTAAAGATAAAAGAGCAAGAAACAAGGACGGTACGTTTAAAACAGATGTATGGTGGACTCCTTGGTCAGACGCATGGGAGTATAAATTGAGTGATGACTTAAAAGATATGCTAGAGCGTACTGCCTGGACATTCATCGAGGCATTTATAGGCGCATTAGTAGTAGCACCATTGGCCGGAGTTGAGGCAGAATCTATTCAGCTAGCAGCAATAGCAGGTGGTGGCGCAGCATTAGCAGTCGTAAAGACTTATGCTAAAAAGCAAATTACAAAATAATATAACAATATAGAAAGGTGGTTTTCTATGAGTAAAAAGAAAACTCAAACTAAGTTGGAAGAACTTACGGAGAGTCAACAGGACGTAGCACACAACGAAAAGAGTCCTATACCTACACATCCACAAGGTTGGGAACCTGGTGTTACCTTTAGTCATGACAAGAAAAAAGGTACGATAACATCTAGACCTACGACAAATTCTAATCCAGAGTTTGCTGACTTATTACAAGAGTGGGGATTTGATCCAAAGCATTACACAATACTAGACAACACATTACAAGTGAGAACCTGGGATATGAATATGGGCCAGGGAAATATACAACAAGCATGGTATTATCGTGCCACTGTTGTAGCAAATGACTTAGCATTATCAGATAAAGAATATGATAAATTATTAAAATGGATACAATCACACAAAAGAAAACCTAAACCAAAAATTAAAAATCCTAAGCGATCTTTTTTTGTAGCCATATCAGATTTACAATTAGGTAAGCGTGATGGTGGTGGCACAGAGGCCATCGTAGAAAGATTCTTAGATAAGATAGACAAAGTAAAAGAGCGATATGAATTTTTACGTAAAGCAGGTATGGAGTTTGATCAGCTAACAATAGTAGGATTAGGTGATATTGTCGAGGGGTGTGTAGGATTCTATCCGGATCAAACTTTTTCAGTCGAGTTGGATAACAGATCACAAATTAAAGTTGCAAGAAAACTTATTGCCAAAGCATTAGTAGAGTGGTCTAAAGATTTTGATTTGGTTGTAGTTGGAGCGGTCCCCGGAAATCATGGTACTAAAAGAGTGGCCAAAGGAGTTGCACCAACAGGTGAGATGGACAACTCTGACCTTGAAGTCTTTGAACAATTAGGTGAAATATTTGCACAGAATAAAACATATAAACATATAAAGTTTGTAATACCAGATGAACCACATTTAACATTTAATATTTGTGGCACCGTCTGTAGTTTTACGCATGGCCATGCTATTGGTATGGGAGGGGGAACACCAGAGACAAAAGTTATGAAATGGTGGAGAGACCAAGCGTTTGGATGGCAACATCCTGGCGATTCTAAAATTCTTGTAAGTGGTCATTACCATCATTACATACACAAAACTGATCCTCGTAGTTGGTTCCAAGTACCATCACTTGATGAGTCAACTTGGTTCAAACATCAGACAGGTAAGTCAACACAACAAGGATTATTTACCATGGTAATTGAAGATACAGAAAGGGGATACAGCAATGCAGAAGTCGTATGATGGTATGTTTGCAGACAAACAAAAATTAAAAGAGTGGGCTTTAGATTTACACAATAGTCTAGGTGGTTTTAAAGCAACTATAGGTAGGGAGCTTGGTGCTTATGATATGCAAAAAGTAAAATCATCATGTGAAGTTTTTGTTTTACAGTGGAACACACAGATGTTACAAGCAATTAAAGATGCAGAAGAAGAATAAAAAAAGAGGTCTGTTGCCAGACCTCTTTTAACCTATCGTCTAATTCAATACTTGGAGGTACATCATTTTTCGATAGTTAATTATACCATATAATTTATATAAGAGGTTGATTTTTTTTTAAAAATATATATTATGAAATTATGAATAAACAAGTATCAATTATGTTTACAGACACAAGTGTAAGAGATTACATTGTAACTGCAGACAGTATAGAAGAGTGCGAAAAAATATTTGATATGATATGGAATCATAAAGAGAAAAGTATAAAAGATTTAACTTTACAATATAATGTGAGATCTACTACAAATATTTGGGTGCATTATGAAATGAACGATAAGATTGTGAAATCGTATGACGACGATCCCATGCGATTAGACACAGGCGAGGAGGAATAATCATGGACGACAAAATAAAAAAGGAACTTACTAAACCATTTAGTAAAGATGAAGTCAAGCCTGCACCGAGAGGTAAGTTTGGTAGTTATGTGCCACATCATCTAGTAACAAAAAGGTTAAATAAGTTTGCGTATGGCCAATGGTCCCACATACTAAAAGAGGTAGTTAGAGATAAAGATAATTCTGTAAGAGCAGTTGTAACTACATTTACTTTATTTGGTGTATCACATGATGAGATTGGTGATGTTGATAACAATGATGTAGGTAATAAGAATACAGAGGGTGAGCTTTTAAAATTATGCATGTCTGATGCATTGAAAAGAGGTGCTATGAGACACGGAATAGGGTTGCATTTATGGACAGGTGAGACAACAGAAGAAGAACATTATGCTAATAAAAATTCTTCCATAACGCAGGCAACGCAACAATCTGAATCGGAGGTGATGGAAACTAAGTCTGTACAAGTTACAGAACAGAAACGTAAATCATCTCCTGGTTCAGATGACGTAGCTAAAATTGCAAAAGATAGTCTTAAAAATACTAAAAGAGTAATAGATTATATTAAAAATGTTTTGCTTTTTAAATATGGGTTGACTGAAAAAGAAGAACAAAGAATGATAAAAGAACTTGTAAACTATGGCAAGCAAAGAATGTTAAAGAAAGATGACAGTGTTGAGACTTATACTGATAGCGAGATGGACAAACTATTAGATAAGATTGCTTTACATTTTGAAAAAAATGGAGAGTCAATGATGGATATTGCACAAGATGAACTGTTAAGTTTAGTGTCAAGTGCAGGATTAGAACCAGAAATAAAAGAAGAAAATAAAAAGGAGGAAGAAGTGATTGACATACCAGAGGGTAAGTGGATGCAAGATCCAATGACAGATGCACAATCTAATTTTATTTTAAATACATTAGTGCCAGAGTGTATCGATGCAGGACAAGATAAAATTGCACAGGAGGCAAAAGGACTTGTCGAGGGCGGTCAATTATCAAAAGGCGATGCATCAGATTTAATTACAAAATTAAAAGAGGCAAAGTCTAAATGACATGTAACGAGTATTATGTTACATGGTTAGTGCCTGCAAAGGATGACGGTGATGCGTTGTCTAAAGTAATTAAAATGTGTAAAGGTAAACCAGAATCTAAAGACTGGATAAAACCTGATGTTAGTATGCATGGTCATCCTTGTGATGAACCACCATTTTAATGAGCTACGTAGATATTATAAAATCTATATTGTCTGATGGAAGATGGCATTGCATTGAATCTATTATACAAGAAACTGGTTACTCTGCTAGAAATAGAATCAGTGAGATGAATAAAGCATCAATGAAAAAAGATGGACGTATTGTTATAGAGGGTGAACCATGTGATATGGAGAACCATAGTCATAGAGCTAATGTATATAAATACAGAAACGCACAACATGAAGAGAAACAATATTACATGCAAACGTTTGATGATTTAATTGGAGAGACATTATGAAAGATATTATAGAGTCTAAAGGTGGCAAGTTAGTTTACGAAATGCTTGTGTCGAGCGCTGTATTAGAAAGTGCAGTATCTATAAAGGAGATTGATCCTGGTGATAGAATTTCTTTTTTACCAAAAGATACTTTCAATGCAGGAGTAACTTACATGTTGATAGAACAAGGCCATGATATACCAGTTGATAATTGTGGACATCATGGTGGTATATCGATGGGTTATGTAAACACAAAAGGTTACGGTGATTTACAAATACTTTTAGATATTAATGACTTGTATGTATTTAATTATACAAAACAAAATATACAACTAGACTATGGCAGATGTTACAAAGAGACAATGCAAAATTGGCTTAACGCATTTGCGACAATAGTAAATAGTAGTAAGTCATTAAGAAAAAAAAGAATGAAGATAAAAGACGAGTACAAAGTAACTACGTACAAGAATGACATAAGTTACTATGACTTTTAAAACCGAGGGCAATCGGAAAGATATGAATGAACAAACCAAAGCAACAGGGTACGAGGTTAGAAACCTTTGTAGCAAAATTATTAGGTGGAGAGAGACTCCCGGAGGGAGGCAAGTACGACAGAGGTGATGTCGTTTTTAAATGGAACGGCATAGACTTTTTTGTAGAGTGTAAAGCTAGACAATCTTTAAATGTAACAAGAGAACTAGCCAAGGCAATGAAGAAAAGTAAATCAGATTTTACTGCATTGATTTGGAAAAGACTTGTCAAAACTGACAAACAAAAAAGACAACCTGATGGCGTACCTATAATTGTATGTTTACCATTAGAAACATTTTGTGAGATTATAGATGCAAGAAAAGGAAATAAATTTTATGATGAACCATTCTGGAGTACAGTGCCTAACAATCCATAGACTGTGTCGTGCGCTATGAGTAAAGATGTAGATTTAGTAGCAAGAAAGATCGCATTACAATTAACATACTTGATGGCTAAAGTTGATTGGAATTACAACAGGCATGAGCCTTGTTTAGTTTGTAGTAGGAAATACATGCACCATGTAGATGGCCTCCCATGTGAGAGCGATGATAATATTAAACCACGCGCACCACATAAGAGGCCAGTAAATTATAAAGTATAATTATTCGTCATCTTTGTCTACAAGTTGTTTCATTTTTACTTCAGTTTTTAACAGTGATACATCTGATAAATTATAATCTCTATCACCTACATATTGCCACAACTCGTCAGCAGGAGTCCATGGTTGGTCCCAGTCTCCCTCCCAAGAAACTGTTAATGTAACTTCTGCTATCTTAATAATACTTTTATCTTCCATCATTCACCTCCTCTCTGTGTCGTGCGTTAATCTTATATAACAATTTATGTATAAAAAAATTGATCCTGTATTCTCCGCACACATAACATGAATCAAACTCCGGAGGTATCCAGTTGCCACACATTTTACAAATCATCTTGTGTCATCCCAACATGTGTTGCATCGTGTCAAATCTCCGTCTCCTTTAAAATGCATGTTGCACCAATCACATAAGGTGGCACCGTCTAAATCATCTCCTATTTCTATTATGTCTCCTAATTGCAACATGACTCCTCCTTTGTTAAATAGTATGGCTCACAGATTTTACAATTATTAGGTAAATCGCATAAACACTCGCAATCAAACTCTCCACAAATCCAAACTTCTGTATCCTTGTGATAAAATCGTTCTCTATATTCTGTGTCATTGTAATAATCAATCATTATTCCTCCTCCAATCGTTTGCTTATTTTTGGTATATCTTTCTCGCTGATGTAGTCCCACATAATATCTATAAGTTTTTGTAAACTCTCTGCTTCGCTCATTGTTCCTCCTTTACTAATTTTTCTAGTTTTGAAACACTGGTGTATTCAACTTCTATAATTTCATCTACTAAATCACTACCACTAAGACTTAGTATATGGTCCTGTGCATCCTCTAATGTAGGTTCATCTACTTCTATCACTACTCTAAATATTGCCATTATTCCTCCTCCTCATCCATGACTGCAAAAAATCCAATCTCCATATAATCATGGTCAATTTTCATTATGTTTGAGTTGACTGGGCAAGTATCTAACCACTTATAAAAAGTATCATAGTCAGTGGTTAATTCATCTTTTTTAAGTTTCATTATTTCTCCTTTTATATTGTTCGTGTATAGGTCTAACGTTGTTGTCATAACAACTTCGATGATAGTAATTGTTGTTACTAGCTATATTTACATCTCCATGTGTAAAGCTACGTCCATCTCTGCAATAGTAACAAACAATCATGAGTGCATCTCAAATATATATGCAATGTATCTGTCTAATTGTTTTCTCGGCTTGTAATTAATATTGTCATCTATTTTAGAATTGTCATACTTGATTATTGTGCCGATAGGTGTTGTATAGAATGGACTGTCTATGCTATCTGGCCATCCCTCGTTGTAACTCATCTTTCTTGTCTCATAACTAAAGTTCATCTCCGGGCTAAATTCCTCTAGCCAATCTTTGAATCCTTTGTAGTCCATACGACAATATGATTTAATCTTACCGCTATACTCTACTAATTGTATGGAGTCATACCATCCAGAATATTCGTATTGTTTATCAAACCAATTATTTAGTTCTGGCGGTACACAGTTACTGCGTAACCATAAACCATTTCTGTAATCGGTTATACCTAATCCCTCTGTCCACATTTTGTACCTCCTTGTGTCGTGCGCTTTATATAGACGCAATGTGTATTAACACTATATCATGATCCATAATTATAAATAAAGTCTTTTGTTTTTTTTTATTTGTGGTATCTTTATATGTATAGGAGGTACATTATGGAATTTTCACCATGCGTTAGAAGTGGTTTTTGTTGTAAACAAGCGCCATGTTATTTCGGTGAGGTAACCAGTAGCACGAATCGTGCATGTAAATATCTAGGCGGAGACAAGCCGGGAGAATATTTCTGCATGAAGTACGATGAGATTATAGATGGCATGCCAGAAAACAATGCTAACTTTAGTCCTGCTTTTGGTGCGGGTTGTGGTTCCACGTTGTTTAATCCTGATAGAACAAAATTATTACTAGCTATAAAGGAGGGCTAATGGAAAACGTGAGAGTAAAATTTACTACTTATGTAGACATAAATAATAAAGAGGAGAATTCTGTTGAGTGGTTACAATCTATCGAAAAGATTGGAGCTGACATTACAGACGTAATAAAAAATAGTTACGATGCAGACGTCCAGTTTGCAGAGATAGTTGTTCCATCGTACAGAGTTAAAAGTACAACTAGGGATTGGTCAACTATTTGGGGATTATTAACCGAATATAGACCGGTTGAAATGTTTGAGGAGACAGTCGGTGTCGTGTTCGTTACAAATAAGGAGGAGTTAGATTATGAAATTAAGTGATCTTTTACAAAAATTAGAAATGCAAGCAAGCAACTTAGAAACATTATCACATGACATTGATATGAGTATAAGTTCTGTACAAGAGATAGATAGAGTAGTTACTATAGCTATAAGAGATATTAAAGAGACAGTGCAAAGTGTTAAAGATGCACAAGACAGAATCAAGGAGACATTATGAGAGTCATGTACAAGAAAGACATGGACCATATAAGTGAGATTGCTAAAGACAATAAAGAATGGTGCGATATGTATAACAATTTTGTAGAGGAGAATAAATTAGTTACTGACAACACTGAAACATTTTTTAGTGTCAAAAATACAATAACTAAATGCGATTCTATTGATATGCATTTCACACACTGGACGCCGTTACATGATAAGTCAAGTGGTAAAGCTAGATTGCTAGCTAACTTGGCGCAGATGATAGAGCTTAGAGATAATTTAAATACTGTCATTAAAGAAATGTTAGAGGTCATCAGTGAGTAAAGTTGAATTACCTGTCAAGAAAGTAACCAAAGAGATATTAAAAGTTACTAAAGATTTACCATCAGGACAATTTGATTTGATGTTTGCTTTGAATTTAATTGTTAGTAGTAAGATTTTGACGGATGCAGTACAAAAATCACCACAACAATTAGCAATGATAGCGTATGAGATAGCTAACTATGATGCAACGGAGAGTAATACTTAGCCCTGTAAAGCTGACGTTGCATGCACATAGCCGGCCTCCCGATTGGCCGGCTTTTGTGTGTCGTGCGCTAATAAGTCCCGAAATGAGTTCGCTTTATAACTTATGATCCAATAAAGAAAATTTTTTAATATAAAGGTTTATTTCTTTATTTATTTAGGTAAAATTAAATTATGTTTATTTCAATAAAGGAGGTACAAAGTGGAATACAACATAGCAGAACATGCGCGCTTATTAGAGGAAACAGGGCGGGCCATTGATAGATTAGGCGCATTGATTGGCGCCAATATGGTTATAAGTCATTCTCTAATGGGCCGGGGAACTGCCAATAGGGCCGGACTCTTAGCAATAAGGGACCGCATTAATGAACTGGGATTAGAATAATGTTACAGTTTATGGCACTAAGTAGACAAAAGAAATACAAAGAGTTATTAAAGCGTCTTAATAATAGGTGGTTTAGTCCTCATAATAATATTTATAATGAGGGTAAACTTTTTGATATTGGGCTAGCTTTTAATCTAGATTTAAAAGATATAGACCTAATTAATGACGTAGATAATAAGCCTTGGTTAATGTTTAATAAAGCATATCTAAGATTATTTATTTTACGTAATGTCTATTTACAGGACATCGGGAATGATAAAAGTTATTTCAGAATGATTAACGGAGATGAGACAATATTTTCATATAAAGATTATGAAAAAGTCTATCGATATACGTTATTAACTCCGGTTATAAGAAAAGATAATCCAACCATTGAGCCGGTTACTCACTGGGGAGAATGTCGAACGCTTAAAGAATCAAGAAATCTAATTAACTTAATTCTAGATCACTCTATTAATAACAATTGTAAAGCCTATACAGTGGCAGAGATGCAGGAGGCATACCGTGGCCAATAATAAATTTACTGTAAACGGTATTACAAAAAATCTTATTTGTCTTGAATGCGGAGACGATAACGATTTGATGATAGCTTTTACAAAATACCAAGTATGCGGAGCCTGTACAAATGCCGGATACAATAAAGCAGTAAGAAAATGACAAAACTTGTCCTAAAGTTTTTTTGTTACTGGTGTAAAAGAGAACTAGCAATAGGTGAGACATTACAGACAGATGAAAATAATTTTTATTGTCGTACATGTCCAGAATATAAGGAGGAAAAAGATGCCTAACATAGTTAGTGTAAAAGAATACACAAAAGACGATATTAAAGAGGCTAAGGAATATTTAACTAAAATGTTTCTAGCGCAAGAAAAGCTAGCAATAGATAAAGGGAGCAAACCGGAGATCTACATTGCTAAAAGACAACCAACAACAAAAAGCGGAGGAAACTATTTCACGTTCCATTATGTTGATTTAGAGACTGGAAAACTCTTTGACATAACTTATAATATAGCAAAAGTTATTGGAGTCAGTCTCAACGATAAACTAGGCGGAACTATATACCGTTCATTCGGTAATATGGACATGGGATTCCAGACATTATATGAAATGTTCGGGAGTCTAGGAGATGGTTTTACGATTGGCCCTGCTGATTGGCAAAGTCGATTCCGTTATAGGTATATATAATGGCCAGGAAAAGAGGCAGAGAAATAAACTCCTGCGGATGTGATACATCATTCTTTTTTGAGCCATTCGAAATAATAAAGCAAGAACTTTGCTATTACCATTACAAGAAAGCGCAAGCAGTATCTAGTTAACTCTCTCTATTAGATACGTACAGAGGAGGGGAGGCCGTCGGTCTCCTCTTCTTTTTTTATATAGTGGGGTTATTCCAGGAAATTAATGTAGGGGTATTATGGGCGGTCGTGCGCGCATTAACCTGTTAGCAGTAGACACGCACAAAACTTTAGATCAAAGCTGTGCATATTCCTGCAATTTCTAGACATTACACAACAGACCTACATAGTTAAATCTGGACGTCGCGTAAATATATATGTATCTCCAAAAGTATAGGTGGTAACTAGGTTTTTGCTATATATACACTATATGTAGTGGGGATGCCAGGAGTCGAACCTAGTCAAAAAGCTACTGTGTACAAGGGCAATCTTTAGTTGATCGTTAGCTTTAGTTACCAATCATCCCCAGTAGACAGTATACCATATATTGTGTATACTATATCTAGTATGTACCAGATATAGTAGTTATTTCTTGTTATAATTAAAGTAGGTTAAGTCCTTGCTAGTACAGGACAAATACATAGGACTAGGAGTGCTAGTAAGGACTACCGGCCAAGAGAAATAGCGAGCCAATAAGGAGGTTACTCTTAATGACTAGGATTCAGTCAAGTGCCTTGGGTATTCGGTTTGCCTTGTCTAGTTTATCGTATTACCGATTCCGAACTTTCTGTGTCTCGATCACTCTTACCTGTACACATGTTAGGTAGTTTTAACCATCTAAATCAAAGTATTTGTATGGTAAACTATAGCAGATGACTAAAACAAAACAAGAAAAAAACAAGTTTTGCCTAGCCAACGACTGTACTCACGTTTTACCGACAGGTCGTAGAAAGTATTGTTCTGACAAATGTGCAAACAGAATTAAGAAAAGAGCATACAGGGCCAACAAAGCGACAGATACATACCAGGTAGAAAAGATTGTAGACACAAACGTACAGAAACGTAGAGGCAACTACTACGCCATAATGGATAAAAAAAATTTTTTTGACGACTTATTAAAAGGTACAAAGACTAAACAAGAAGTTGCTGACATACTAGGTTGTTCTTTACCGACTGTTACAAGATCTCTGTCTGCATATCTAAAGGACGAGGCACTACGAGTCAATCACGAGTCCTTACAAAAAAATGGGGAGGCACAAGCAGCACTCGATGACTTTGTAGAGTTTAGGGACAAATATTTTTTGACAGAGCAGAACGTACCGTACGAGACACCAGAGTTCCAGAAAAGATGGATAGATGCAATATTAGAAACTATTAAGAATGGTAAAAGATTAATGGTGTTGTCTCCGCCACGTCATGGCAAGACAGATTTGCTTACACACTTTTGTGTATACATGATATGTAAAAATCCAAACATGAGAATAATGTGGGTAGGCGGTAACGAGGACATAGCAAAAAACGCGGTGGGTTCTGTACTCGACCACCTAGAAAACAACGAACAACTTATACAGGACTATGCAACATACGAGGGATTTAGGCCTATGAATAAATCTGGCAAGTCCTGGAGTACAAGTCAATTTACTGTAGCTACAAGAACTGTGTCTGGTATAAAATCACCTACGTTGGTAGCTGTAGGTAAGGGCGGTAAAATTTTGTCAAGAGATGCAGACTTAATTATATCTGACGACATAGAAGATCATGGTAGTACAGTGCAACCAAGTGCAAGAGAGAATACAAAAAACTGGTGGACAACAACATTACAGTCTAGAAAAGAAGAACATACAGGTATGGTTGTTATTGGTTCTAGACAGCATCCTGATGATTTGTACAATGCATTGTTAAACAATGATGCCTGGGAAACAATAGTAGAGAGAGCGCATGATTTAGAAATACCGTTAGACCAAGAGTCAAATGACCAAGACGAACACATGTTATGGAAAGGTAAACGATCACACAAATGGCTTATGGAACAATTAGCAGCAGCAGAAACAACAGGTGGTAGAGCTATATTTGAGATGGTGTATCTTAACAAAGCTGTACCTGCAGGTATGGAATTGTTTGGCGCAGAGATGATAGATTCTTGTTTAGACAGGTCTAGAATACTTGGTGATGTACCACCACATACTGCATTAATTGCAGGTTTAGATCCTGCAAGTACAGGATACCAAGCAGCAGTATTGTGGGCATACAATCAAAAAACTGGACAGTTATGGTTAGTAGATTTACGTAATGACTTAGGTGGTGGTATATCTAAAGCATTAAAAGTTATGCAAGAATGGCATGAGCAATATTTTTTATCGCATTGGATTGTAGAAGAAAACGGATTCCAAAAAGCTATAGGACAAGATAAAGAAATAAAAAACTGGGCAGGTGTAAACGGTGTAAGGATAGAGGGCCATCAGACATATAAAAACAAATGGGATCCTGTATTTGGTGTAACAGCTATGGTGCCTATGTATGAACAACAAAAAATAAATTTACCATGGGGTAATCCACAGACACAACGTAAAGTAAATGTACTTAGACAACAATTAATTTATTTTAGTAGTGCTAGTGGCACAAATTCTAAGTCTGTAAATTCAAAAACTGACTTAGTTATGGCAAGTTGGTTTCCTATGAAAAGGGTACGCCAGACCGTTAAATTAATGCTATCAGAAGTAGACAACGACTATAATCCATCTTATAGCAATTATAAGTTAAGTACATACGACGAAAGAATGTGGGATAGATAATGCCATTAAACGCTAGTCAACTAGCACACAAGGTAGACGATTTACGTGGGTTACACGAACATACTGGTCATTGGGATTACAGAACAAGAATAAGAAAAATTATTAATGGTGGTTCACAAGGTGTATCAGCATTACTAGGTTCTAACTCTGAAAATTACAACGAAGATTTACCTATACCTAATATGATCGAGTCTGGATTAGAACACCTAGCACAAAAACTAGGTAGAGTGCCTGACTTAAAAGTTGATCCATATAACAATAAAGATTCTGAACGTGCAAAATTAAAATCAGAAAAGATAGAACGTATAGTACATTCGTACGATAAAAAAAGCAGAATAGAAATGCAAATGCCACAAGCAGCTAGATGGCTACCTGGTTATGGTTTTTGTGTATGGATAATAAGAAACAAACAAGATCAGTTTGGCAATATGTATCCACATGCAGAACTACGTGATCCATACGATTGCTTTCCTGGTTACTATGGACCTGATCAAACACCTACAGAATTAGCATTAGTAAGAATTGTACCGTCAGGATTAATTAAAAAATTATATCCTAATGCAAACATAGAATACGAACAAGGTACAAATAATTATGGTGGTGGTTGGCAACAAGGTTTGTATAAAGATGCATTGTCAAGGTCATGGGAGAATGACACTGCTGATGGTGAAGAGTTAATAGAATATTATGACGAAGAGGGTACTTATGTATATCTACCATCTACAAGTCAGATATTAGACTTTACACCTAATCCATTAAAGACAGGACCAAGATTTGTAATTGCTAAAAGATTTAGTTTTGACAGACTACAAGGACAATACGATCATGTGTTAGGCCTTATGTCTGCAATGGCAAAGATAAATGTTTTATCAATTATAGCTATGGAAGATGCTGTGTTTACAGAAACAAACATAGTAGGAGAGATAGAGTCAGGTAATTATAAAAGAGGTAGATTTGCAATAAACTATCTATCTCCTGGTAGCCAAGTTGTAAAACCAACAAACAACTTACCTTATCAGATGTTTCAACAAATAGATAGATTAGAGAGACAATTAAGATTAGGTGCTAGTTATCCTGTTACTGATGACGCACAATCACCAAACTCTTTTGTTACTGGTAGAGGTCTACAAGAACTTATGTCATCAGTTGA